TTCACCGTCTGCCCGTCTGCGTATCCGTACCGGCAGCCCCAGATGCGGTTGCCGGCTTCGGTCACATAGTCCATATCCGGGCACTCCCGGGTGATGACGAGCCCGCCCTGCTGGGTGTGGGCGGCGGCGAGTATGCCGGTTATCACGATGTAGTCGTCGCCCAGATACTCGATAACGTTGTCGCCGTTGAGGGCGGTGAGCTGAGCGCTGCCGGTGATGCCGGATATGGCAATGCCGTCGCCCTGGGAAAAGCGGGTCCCAATGCCGGTGCAGCCGATGCGCACGTATGTGGTGATTATCTCCATCCACATACCGGATGCCGCGGAGTACTGCTTGAGCACGTGAGCATCGCCGCTTGTGTCGATCCAGTAAGCGCCGTTCACGGGCTCTTCGGGCTCGGCAGCGCCTATATCGGTCACCTCGTAGGCCGCGCCGTCCGCCCGGCACATCTGTACGGTCACATTGTCTGTGGATATGGCGGTGAACCGGGCCTCGATGCTGCCGCAGTCGGTGAGGTCGGCGGTGTTCACATACACCTTGTCCGGGAATATCACCGCATAGGCGCCCATGGACACCAACTGCTTGGGCAGCATGTCATCGCCAGTGGAAAGGGTAATCCCCTCGACGGGCAGCCCGTTGTAGATAAGGCTGCTGCCGTCAATGTACATCAGCGCGTCCTTGGCCAGCATTCCCTTGGGGTCGGAAAGCTGTTCAATAATACCCCTTTTCCCGCGCTGGGAGAAAAGGGGATAGTGTGCTGCAGTCAGGTTGGTCTCGTCATACCACCGGCCGTCTGCAATGCGCAGGTTGTGGTCGTAGCCGCCGAACACTGCGGTCATCAGCCGCGACTGCTCCGGATTATTCAGATTTGGAAGCCTGATGCATATCACCTCCTTTGGGGGTCGGTCGGGTCAGAGTTTGAAATGAGTCGCCGGCTGCAGGGGCATGTGGCTGCGGGTGTACCACGCCCTGAATTCCTGAAAGGCTTCGTTGAACAGCCGGGAGGTGTTGTTGTAGCGGATCAGCTCCTGGTTGGCCAGGTCGATCTGCGCAGTGAGATAGTGGCGGTAGATGATGTCGTGGGGCGCGACCGCCAGCAGCGCGGTCTCAGGATCCGCGTCTGTATCATAGCCGGAAAAAGTCTCCGGCGCGCCCTCATGCCGGGAGATGATCCCGGTGAATATCATGCCGTCCAGCTCGCTTAGCCAGCGTATCTTCTGGGCGGAGGTGAACTGGTTGGGCCTTACTGCGTTGACCTCCGCAATGACGCCTGCAATGGTAGCCATGAAAAGTGTCCTCAGCGCTTTACGTCGCTGCGGTCGGCATCGTAAGCGGCGGTGATCAGCTTTGCGCCCTCGCTACGGGAGAGCACCTCGTAAACGGGACGGGGCACGGACTGCTGCTTGCCGCGGGGGATCTGGTAGGGCCTGCCGTTGACAACAACGCGCACAAAGTTCTGCTCGCCGCCCTGACCCTTGGAGAGGAAAACGGGTATCATCTGCTTCCAGGGAGAAACGTTGTTCTTCATATATATACCTCCTGTTGATATGTGTGCGGGGCTTGTGCCCGCCGCTGCGGCGGCGGGCGGGGGAGCGGGGGGCCTGCGGGCCCCCCTGCGCCCCCCGGGGTCGTTTATTCGGCTGCGTCAGCCATTACGATGGGCGCGGAGTTGTCCTCGTCAGTGTCGGAGAATCCGGAGCAGCACTCTACGCGCACCATTCGGTCCTCGTAGAGTATCTTTGCGCCGCCGGAGAACTTGTAGCCCACGGTGGAGAACTGGTTGAGGGGACCGCCGGCCTCGGACTTGTCATGGATGATCATCTCCATGGCAGCGCCGTCGGGATCGATGATGCCGTAGGCGTCCCTGCCCAGGAACAGACAGCCGTATACCGCGGTGGACTTTCCGTTTTCCTCTGCGCCGCTCTCGCCGGGATACAGCTTGTCGCCGGAGGCGGGAGTGATGCCCAGGTCGATGTCGAACCAGAGATACTTGCTTGCGGCATCCACGCCAACGATCTTCACGGTGCCGGTGAAACCGTTTTCAGAAGCGTCGTAGACGTGGCAGTAGCGGCCCACCAGCTCCTTTGCAGGGGTCTCGGCGATGGTCAGCCTGTAGGCGCTGGTATCGCCCCACTGAGCAAAGGCGGTGGAGTCGTCCTTCTTGTAGGCGGTGGTCATGGAAAGAGTGCGTCCGTTTTCGCCGTTGAGGGGTGCGCCGCACCATACGGTGGCGGAGGGGGTCTCGATGAACCTTACGCCGTGGAGCTCGCCGATCTCGCCGTTGAACATCTCCTCGGGAGAGGCATACTTGTGGGCCTCGATCCAGTAATCGCTGTTCCTCAGGTCGTATACCACGGAGGGATGCACCAGCGCGATGTACTTGCCGTTGATGCGGGGGGCCTTAAGCTTCTTGAGCAAAGTGGCGGCCTTGTTCACGGTGTCGGGGGTGAGGCGGTTGGCCTTGGTCAGCTGCCAGCGGCCCACGGGGGTCTCGCCGGTGACATTGCCGTTCTCGTCCAGGGTGTCGGCGTACATTACGTTGGTGCCCTCCATCAGCACGTTGCGGATGGCGATGTCCTGGGTCTCGCCTGCGGAAGCGCCAAGCTCCTCGGTGGCGCCCAGGATGATGTTGTCGATGGCGTGCATCTCAAGCTGATCGGAGATGGTGATGTACATGCCGTACTGCTTCAGCTCGGATACCAGGGTGGTCATGCCGAAGTCCTTTCCGGTGGGGATCACGCCCTCGGTAAGGCGCTCAGCGTTGGGCAGGGTGTTGAACCTGCGCCATTCGATGGTGTTGCCGCGGCCGCGGGGCAGCTCCTGCTTCTTGCCGAACTGGGCGTAGTAGTGCTCGCAGCGGGCGTTTTCCAGAAGCTCGGTGTCGTAATAGCGCTTCATGGTGGAGCTCATGCCCGCGCCGGCAGTGCGCGCGCCGGTATAGGCATTCACATTGGAGCGGGTGCCCACCACGTTGCTGCCCGCCTGAGCAAAGAACTGCAGGTTGAAATTCATATTATCCATTAAATACCTCCTTGTTGTGTGTGATTACCAGCGGATCTTTTCGCCGCTGTTCACGCGCCTGCGGATGTCGGCGCGCTCTTCGGGAGAGAGCCTGCGGGGGTCGATCTCCGCATAGGCTGCTGCGGCGGCGTTCATGCCGTTCTCATTGGGGCGCATGCCGCCGGACATGATGGCTGCTGCAAGCTTGCGGGCGGTGGAGCGGGCGGCATAGCCGGCCAGCTGCAGCTGCTGCCTGTGCAGACTGTCCTCCAGCTCCCTGCGGTGCAGCGCGTGATAGGCGTCCTCCAGGGAGAGGCCTGCGCCCATGGGCGGCTGCATTATCATGATGCCGAACCGGGGATCGGTGAGCTCTTCGTCCAGATCGAATCCGGGAATGAGCTCCTTCAGCGCCAGCGCCTGCATGAGTATCTCCGCATAATCGCGGCATGCGCCGCATTCTTCCTCTTCGGTGAGCGCCTTCAGGGGCGCGCCCTGCTGGTTGGCCTCGAATGCCAGCTTCATAAGCTCATCGGGATCGGCGCTGCCGTAATACTCGGCCAGCTTCTTCATAAGGGGCTGCTGGCGCTGGAGCATGCTCCTCAGCGCGCCGTAGCCCAGCTTTGCAAAATCGTTCTTCATTGATCATCCTCCTTGTTTTGTTTGAGCGTGCCCATGGGCGTACACCGGGCCTCCGCGAAAGGGCAAGGACGCATGTCCCCATCGCCGCAGCCGTATCGGAGGCGAAATCCGGTGTGCGCCCTGCGGCATCAGTCCACCTGAGCGCTGGCCAGCGCCTCGCGGCGGCTCTTTTCCACCAGCGCATGCTCCCGGCTCAGGGGACCGGTGACGTTGTCGCCCCGGGTGCGCATAAGCCCGCGGGGCGCTTCGGGGGAGACGGCGGTATCTGCGGAACCTGAGGCCTCCAGGGCGCGCACGATGTCGTCCCTGCCGGCCTGTTTTGCCAGCGCGATGGCTATCCGGCGATAGCTTCCGGCACTGTCCGCGGTCTCGGCGCGCCGGCGAACCCTGTCCTCCATGACGGCCTTGCCGTCGAAGTCCATGATGTCCAGCAGCGCCAGGGCGTTGGATGCGTTCCGGGGATCGAAAAGACCCAGCTGGTACATCTGCAGCGCCATCTCGTTGTTGGCGATCTTGGTGTAGGCGCTCATGCGCTGCACCGATACGTCGATGTCGAATACCGGCAGCCGGTATCCGGTGTCCACACCCATCTCGCTGCCCTGGGGCCTGGGCTTCAGCCCGGAATTGTCGTAGACGATGAACTCCTCTGCACCGTGCTCGCCGGTCATGCGATACTGCCGGGGCAGATCGTAAAACTGGCGTATAAGCTCGATGACCATGTTCACCATCCGGGCGTAGGCGCGGTAGCTGGCCCTGGTGGAAGCGCGGCTGGTCTTGCCCGCCTGCTCCTGCATGGCGGCGATGGCGCTGGCGGCGGTGACTCCCGCGGCCGTGCCGCCGTTGGCGGCGTCGCGGTTGCCGGTGGTCTCCTTCAGCTCCTCCACCTTGGAGGCCAGTATGCTGGCATAGATGCCGCTCATGGGATCCACCCTTATCTGCCTCAGGGATTCATCGCCCAGCTGACTGCCGGCAACGTGCACGAAGGGGCGGGTGAAATCCGCAAATTCAGCCTCGTTTACCGCGCCGGAATTGCTGATGAACCAGCGGGGAGTGGCCCCCATGAGGGTGTTTTTCTCCAGCGCCTGGTTCATCCGGTCGATGGTTCCCTGGGCGGACTTGCCTACGTCGATGTAGCCGTAGCCGCAGGGCGAGCCCTCGATGGGGAACAAAGGATCGAACACAAAGGGGTAAAGCCCGTGGTCGTAAAGTCCCCGCTCCCTGAGGTTTGGGTCGTTCTCCGTGGCGTAGAGCACATGGGTGCCGCAATATTTCACATAATGCAGCACCTGCCGGCCCTTTATCCTGCGGCGATAGTACCAGTCCACCACCAGCGCCTTGCCGGAGGTGTCTACGCTGTCGTCGTAGAAGTATCGGGCGGGCATGAAGCCCTTGGCCGTGAGGGAGGCATTCTCCGGAAGATCAGGGTAGCTCTCCCGCAGCTGTTCGATATCGACGAGCTCTGTCGTAAATACATGACGGCTTTTCTGGATGTCGGTGATCCCCGGCTCCCAGAAGATGTTGAGCACGTCCACTTTCCTTATCGCGATATCGCCCAGCCCGTTAAGCTTCTCCCTGTCCCAGAATACCCCGGTTATGCCCGTGCCCTGCTTCAGCTTCTGCCATTTCTCGGCGGAATAGGTCTCTTCATAGTCGTTCTGCTCCAGTATCACCGGAATGATGGCTGAAAGCTTCCGGGCTTCCTCACGGTCGCCTGGCTCACGGGGTCTGATGTTGGGCTCGGGATAGCCCTCGATGGCGTCGGCGTGCTTGGACATGATGCAGTTGAACAGCCAGGCCGATGTGGGACGCGGGTCCCGCTCGTTGCCCTGATCGTCCAGGTAATCCCAGTGCCTCAGCTTCCACCACTGCTCACATTCGATCACCCTCCTGTCCAGCCGCGCCTTGCCCGCCCTGTACCTGGCCAGTATGGCGTTCGCTTCCGCGATGCGCCCGCTGTCCACTGCGCGGGATACCGCTGCGGCCTTCGTCTTTTTCATTTGCTTCCTCCTTTCCTGCGGGTGTCTCCCGCGTGACTGGAGTATAACACAAACAAATGTTCGATTATAACCCGATAAATCATTATGCGATGTAAAGCGGATGTTAATTATCGTCCGATTATACGGGTCCTGCGGTCCAGAGGATCGAATTTCCGGGGAGGCGTGGCGGGTTCGTAATTGGGAGTGATGGGACTTGCCATCATCACATAGCGCCATTCGTCGTAGATGTGATCCTCCATGGATGTGTCCACGTCCTCCACCCGGTGCTGGTCGTACACCAGCGTGGGAACAGTCCTCAGAAAATGACGGCAGGTGTTGAATACCTGAAACATTGGGTCGCCGTCCTTTCTGAAGGAGAGCCGGTAGTGGCACTGGGCGAGACCAGCGATACGCGTGTTGTCGCCGGGGGACCAGGTGATGAAATTGGGGCTCTGGTACATCATCGCCGCAATGGACTGGCCACGTGATTCGTCAAAAATGCTGGGATCCGCCACGCCGAATATCTGCCGGCCCTTCAGCAAGGGGTCGGTGTCCTCGATCTCCCGGATGCAGCGGGCGATCTCCATGGGATCCTGCATGGAGCCTTTGTTGGCCTCGCCGGTGCAGCCGTAGAGCTCCCGCACCCGGTATATCTTTCCTTCGGCGTCGGCCATGTACCAGCCCACGGAATAGGGCCGGCTGTAGCCGAAATCGAAGCCCCGCCAGCACATCCAGTGGGCGGGCGGCTCGAAGGGTGCGATGACGTGAGTCCAGAGCCTGTCCCGGTAGTGGGCGGGATCGTCCTTCCATTCACGGAAGACCTGGCCTTCAAATGAATTCCAGTCGCCGTACAGCAGCGCCCGCTTCTCGGCCTCGGGCAGCATTGCCAGGGTCCCCAGATAGCCGGGGTCGTTCTCCAGCAGCGCCCGGTTATCGAAGATGGTGGAGGGCACGAATATCCGCTGCCGGGCGATTACCAGCTCGCTGCCGTCCGGAGCCTCAACGCGGTATTCGTCAGTTATGGGTGTCATGGGAGGAGCGGCGTCAATGAAGCGCTGCTTCACCCAGCCGTGGCCGATGCCGCCGGGATTGGCGGTGGCGCGCATGTAGATGCGCGTGCCCGGGCCGGTGGGCCTGTTTCGGGACATCAGATACATGTACTGGTCCCGGGTGAAATGGGTCAGCTCGTCAAAGGCGATGAAGTCGTAGGGCTTTCCCTGATACTGATGCTTGTCGCTCTCCAGCTGCATGGAGCCGAAGAACAGCGTGGCCCCGGAGGGAAAACGCCATTTGTGGCCCGTGGCGTTGTACTTCGCCCCCGGAAATATGCGGGGATAAAGCTCCAGACTGCGGCTTATCAGCGCCTCGAGCTGGGGATAGGTGCGCCTGAGTATCAGCGCGCGGTAATTGGGGATGTCGGCCTGCCGCAGCGCCTCTATCAGCAGCGCGTCGCTCTTGCCGCCGCCCGCTGCGCCTCCGTAGAGACATTCGTATTCGGGCCGCTGCATGAACATCGCCTGCTTGGGCTGGGGCTGCCAGCTTATGTTGTTCGTTATGTTGTGTCACCTCCTG